AAAGTTTTGATATAAGTCAGTTTCTAAGTGCAACAGTTAAGCATGTTAAACGAAATATAAATCTATTAGATAACAGTTTGTTAATAAATAGGTTTGAGGGTAAAGCACCTGAACAAAAGTTTTTAATCGGTGAAACACTACCATTAGCTGTTCCTATAATATTTTCTGCGTCTGGTGATGCTGGAAAAGGTATGATGACTTTGGACTTGGCTATGAAAGTAGCAAGTGGTCAGCCCTTGTCTGCATCTTTCGGTGGTAATATTACCGAGTTCGGTAATGCAATTATTTTTACAGCAGAAGATGATGAAGGTGAAATGCATAGAAGAATTGAACGCTTAGATGCGAACAATTCTAGGTTTAACTATGAACATGAGCTACGAGTCGTGTCTTTGCCGAATGTTGGTGGTGTATTTCCTATACTTCAAGATACACATGATGGCTACAGAACTAGCGATGAGTTTGAAAAGATATATGCACAAATACTACAGATGAGTGATTTAAAGTTAATTGTGTTTGATCCGTTGGCATCATTTGTTCATGCAGATGTAAACTCCGATCCAGCGGCAGGAGCAGCGTTGACTGGACTTCTTGCAAAGATAGCTACAGAAACGGGTGCTTCAGTCATTATGTGTCATCATATGACAAAAATTAAAGATGATACAATTGTATCAACACCTGAACAAGCAAGGAATATGATACGAGGTACGTCAGCATTAGTTGATGGTGTACGTTGTGCTTTTACAATATGGCAAGTTGATGAAGCAACAGGTCGTAGGCGTTGTCAGGACTTAGGTATCGAATACCAAAGAAACAGATGCTTTGATGGTGCAGTTGTTAAATCAAATGGACCTGCAAGGCGTGATATACGTCACTTTATTCGTGATGTATTTACGGGATTATTAGAAGATCGATCTGAAGATATAGCAAGGCTGCATTCAGGTAGTAATAGACAAATAAAGAAAGATGCCTTGTTTGCTTGGATTGCCTTATGTGAGCGTGATGGTAGAGCATTAACACAACAATCGGGAGCTGATGCAATATTGCAAAGAATGGCAGCAGATTCTGATGCACCTAAAGTTTTAGACAACGCAACACAGCGAACAATTGATGGATTAGTCAGAGAATTATTGAATGAAGTTAGAATATCTAAGTATTCTTTTTCTAGGTCAGGTGGTCGTAAGTGGCTTGGTACTGTAGACGGAGACATGAGTAGAGGCGAGTATGATGCAAGAACAGCAACAGAAAACTTATAAACTTCCAGACAATAACGTCTGCATATCCTTTAGTGGAGGTAGAACCAGTGCCTTTATGCTTCATCATATATTGGAAGCTAACAACGGATTACCTGATAATGCCTTGGTTTGCTTTCAAAACACTGGTCGTGAAATGCCACAAACATTAGACTTCGTAAATAATTGTTCGCAAAAATGGGATGTAAAAATTACCTGGTTAGAATATGATTTGAACGAAGAAAACAAACATGTATTTAAAATTGTTCGCTATGACAACGCAAGTCGTAAGGGTGAGCCGTTTGATAAATTAATAAATAAACACAACAGATTACCCAATCCTATGTCTAGGTTTTGTACGGGCAGCTTGAAAAGAGATACGACATCTAAGTATTTAAGAAGCCTTGGTTGGAAGAAGTGGCACAACGCTTTGGGTATAAGGTCAGATGAAAAGCACAGATGCAAACCTGGTTTTGCAAATGGCTTCTACCCTTTCTATCCCATATGTGAAGCTAATCACTCCATATTTGATGTTGATAGGTTTTGGCACAAACAAGATTTTAAATTAGATTTGCCTGTTGTTAATGGCAAAACTATTAAAGGTAATTGTGATTTATGTTTTTTAAAGTCTGAATCACAGCTTGCATCAATGGTGAGAGACCACCCTGAACTAGCAAAATGGTGGATTGATGCAGAAGAAAGAACTGGTAGACAGTTCGAGAGAGGAAGAAACTTAAAGAAATTCGCAGAGTTTGTTGATAGACAGCAAGATTGGATATTCAACGATGAAGCGTACTTATGCCAAGCTGATGGAGGAGATTGTACGGGATGAAAATAGTTGATTTATTTAGTGGGATTGGTGGCTTTAGTTACGCTGCTGAGAAATTAGTGGGTGGCTTTGAAACAGTTGCCTTTGTAGAAAGAGAAACTTATTGCCAAAAAGTCTTGCGAAAACATTGGCATAATGTTCCAATATTTAGTGATATAAGGAGTTTTGATGGAAAAGAATTTAGAGATGCAGACATCGTTGTTGGAGGATTCCCTTGCCAACCCTGGTCAGTCGCAGGAGAACAGCGAGGAGATTCAGATGACCGTGATCTCTGGCACGAAATGGTTAGGGTTATTGAAGACATACGACCTCGATGGATCATTGGGGAAAATGTGCGAGGCTTTGTTAACATGCCAATGGGCCTCAAAAGAAGTCTCTTTGACTTGGAGAGTATCGGATACAAAGCCGCACCATTTATTATTCCAGCTTGCGCCGCAGATGCCAAACACAGACGAGAACGATGTTGGATTGTGGGCCACACCGAACACGATGGATCATTTACCTCAAAGGTCAGAAGAAGCTACAATCCGAATGATGAACGGACATCGGAAAGGTCGCAGCAAACCTTCCAATTTGAGGGAGCAAGTGGACGAGAACACGATGAAGATGTGGCCCACGCCAACAGCGACACCGAGAGGCGCACACACGGGAAAGATGTCGGGGTCAGTAAGCGAGGACGGGAAGACATCAATTCGGGGAAACGGAACAAAGTTCGGAGCGACACTTCAAACAGCAGTTGCGATGGCAGAGAAAAAGAAAAGGGAGATGTACCCTACACCAACGGCTCGGGATTACAAGGACTCGGGGGAGAACCTGGATCTATATCGGAGCAAGAGGCAAGACACTCAATTGGGGGTAATAGTCAAGAGAATGAGCGAGATAGACGACTCGAAATCGGATCAGGACCAATCTGGTGGAAGCCTGAACCCCGAGTGGGTCGAGTGGCTCATGGGGTATCCAATCGGACACACCGAATAAAATCCTTGGGGAATAGTATAGTTCCTCAAGTAGCTGCAAGGTTATTTTGGGCAATAAAGGAGGCAGAAAATGAGCGAACAAAGTAGACGAAGAACATGGGATGTAAAAAGAACATGGGTTGCAGCAGCGCAGCCCATACCAAAGACGAACATTTGTTCGGTTTGTGGTAAGCCAGGTGCTTCGTATTCAATTAATAACGGCTGGTCTTGGTTTTGTTGGCCCTGTAAACCTGATGATGCTACATGGGATGTTCGCTATGACTAGTAGCGAGAATTACAATGCTTTGAAAAAAGTATGTAAAGAAGCTATGAATACGAAGACAGAACCCGACCCAAACGAACAATTATTTGAAGACGATCCAAGAGCTGCAAAAGAAGTCGAATACGGCAAAGTTCAAAAAAAATATACTCATATGGAAACAAAAAGTATTTTAGATGAATTTTAATGCTTGACACTAGGCTATGAATACCTATATAACTATCTTGTTCTAGCAAAAAAGGAGATGGACATATGCCTAAAACTAATATGACATTCATTAGAGGTGATCAATCGCTACCTACTGATGAGTTATTCCAAAGCGATAATATGATTAAAGTAAGATTTCCAGTTAATGCCCAGTCGAAAGCAAGGGGTATTGGTAGCGAAAGAATGTGGGTCGAGGTTCTTAGTGGTACTGCTAAAGATGGTGTTGGCGAGATTAATAACGTACCTGCTTTTTCTGATTTTAATCTTGGAGACCTTATCTCTTACGAACTTAATGAAGAAGATGGTGTTTACTATTTTGGTAAGTTAATCAAAAGCAAGGGAGGTAGTGCTGATGTCAGGTAATAAAGGTTTTGACGACCATTATAAGCAGCTTGAGGGTTTTAAAATCAAGCAATATGTAGGCATGGTTGATGACGATGGCTACAATGGTTTCCCAAAGTTTGTGCTAACGAAGAGAGGCTATAAAGACATAGCCATTGAAGTTAGTTGCGATCCCGAGGGCAATGGTGGTGGTTTCTTATTTATAGGAGATGCCGATGCTTAGTCCTTTAGAGAAAAAGAGAGCATCATATCTTTCATTTTTTAAAGATGGTGTTGCCGATGGTTTATTATCAGGCATTATTGATGATAGTAAAAGGTCTTCTGCTTACTATAAGCAAGGTTATGATTTTGGTTTGGTCATGTATGCAAAGTCAAGATTAGACATTGCTGCTGAAATGGAGAATGATAATGAATAAAAAAGATGACATGATGCCTAATTGGGCTGAAGCTATACTTGAAGTCGAGGGTTTGATTAATGAGGAAGTTAGCAAGCTAACCAAAAGAGGAGAGCATAACATAGCTAAAATCCTTATGAACTCTTTAAAGGTAATTAAAAGAGGATATTAATATGAATAAGTTTATTGTGTTGCATATCTTACAGACCACTCCTATCAAAAGGAGTGGTTTTGTGTATAAAATTAAAGAATTTTTTAATAAAATATTTAGGAAAAGGAGAAGTGATGAAAGATTTTAATCATTGTCAAGTGTGTGGAGATAGACTCAAAGTTGTAAACATAACAAGAGAAAAGCCACGAACTTGTTATATGTGTCTTGGAGACAAGGCTAGTGGGTCTCCTGCTTTGAGAGAAATCTTTGAGAAATTACAAAAAAATCCAACACCAGTCGATGAAGATGGAGCAATGTTTGAAGACGATCCCAGGGCATTAAAAGAAAACGATACCCAAAGATATGTTAGAAAACCACAAGAAATACATTTTGGTGTGTCAGAGGTCGCTAGTATGGCTTCTAGGGGTAGTAATTACTACAAGTATAAAAGAGGTTCTGCAAATGATGGAACACGGTACACTTATAAAAAGGATAAAGATTAATGTCAGAACTTATTTGTAATCTTCCAGCACAACAAGTGTGGGTTCGTAAAGAGTATCTCCGTGATCTTAAAGACGGTCATGGAGAGTTTGTTAAAGGTGTTTGGGTTACTGCAAAGTCTATGGCTGGTCGAGCCTTTTACTTTGAAACCTACCTACCTGAATATGGTGCTTTGTTCGATAAGCTACCTATCAGCGCCTTTCTATCAGAGCCTAAAAAACCTAAGTTGGATATGGATTTGCCCAACCTACAGTTTTGGAACTGCATGGATTATAATATTACGTCTATCTATAAACAATTTATAGGCAGCATGGATTTTGAAATATTAACCAGGGATTTTGGTATCGTTAAAGGTGTTTATATATGCACATTGGATAACTACCACAATCAACCTGATGTTATTGATTATAGCACTAGCGAATTACCTTCCGAACATAAGTCTTTCAATCTGCTTGAATTGGATAACGGTCAATATTGTCTATATCCGAACAATAGAATGAGAGTGTTTGACAATAGCCTTACACCACAAGAGCCACTTAAACCTGATTTCTTGGTTAGTACAATCGAGTATCAAGTTGAAAATGGCAATAACACTAGGCTTGGCGATACCGATGAATACTTTTGGAAGACGAAAAAGGAATCTAAAAATGGTTAAAATGTTTGTGTTAATATGTGTCGTTTGGGTTGAGGGTAGCCGTTATGACGGCGGTCAACAACAATGCATGATGCATGAAAGTCAAGTTAAGTATATGACGTTGGATCAATGCCGCAGCGATATACCAAAAAGCGAACAATTAATAGAAGCAGCTATATATGATAATTTTGGCGAAGAGCCTATAGATCATCAAATTATGGCTAGTTGTATGGGAGGAGCATAATGAGAAAACTGCCTAAAGAAAAGTTTGTTATCCATTGTAAGGAAACAAAATATTACATGGTTCAGATCGAAGCCGATAACTACGAACAAGCCGTGAAACAATGGGAAAACATAGCTAAGAGGCGTGATTACACTACGCTTCATAGCAATATGGAAACCCAAAGCGTTAGTCAGGAGGTGTAAATGCCTAAGAAAAAACAAACAAAATGTGCCGAGTGCCAAGAAAAAATTGTCATTGGCATGGAACTGGTGATGAATAACCGAACAATTTGCCTCGGGTGTGCCACAGAAAAAGGCATCACTCAACAGTTAACATCATCCGTGCTGCACCACATGAATTGTTCGTATGATGTATATTCATGCCCTGAATGCTACAGAAATTACGATCAGATGATGCGACATTTAGGCTATGTTTGTACCCTTAATGGTACGTTCTATAAACGCACCGATGACCCCAAAATTGTGGTGCTTTATGAGTGATTTACTTACCACTTACCAACTTACCACGGTAAGTAGATTGGTCGGTAAGTTGGCAAACCCTTGTGTAGCCTCGGTTTGCGTAAATCTACTTACCGAGGTTACTTCTTACCACGGTAAGTTAATTTTAGGTTGTAAGTCATTGATTTTGCTCCTACTTTTTTACTTACCGAACTTACCCCCTAAAGGGGGTATAGGTGGGTGGTAAGTAAACCACCCCACCTTACCCTATAGAACCTATTTAAATGGAGATAAAATAAGATGCCAAAGGTAGCACAAGATTTAACTAAAGAACAAAGATTAGCAGGTTGGAAAAGATTGACTGATAAGCAGCAAGACTTTCTTAATAACTTTATGCATAAGGATATGACGCAGACTTCTGCAGCTAGGTCAGCAGGATACGCAAATCCAGGAGTCGATGCCGTCAGGTTGCTCCGTAACCCAGTTGTCCAAGAGCGTTATCAGGAAATGCGTGACGAAGCACAAAGTCGGTTCGGGGTCACCATTGATAAGTCGGTGCGTGATCTACTCAAAATCCGTAACGAAGCATGGGAGTCAGGTAAATTCGGTGAAGCTATCAGGGCTGAAGAACTACGCTTAAAGGCTACTGGACTGCTTGTAAATAAAGCACATGTGCTACATGAGCGTACAGATAGCATGACAAGAGAAGAAATTCTGTCAAAACTTCAGGAATTTCAAGACATTGCCCATAAACGCATGAAAATAGCGAACAAATCCCATAACGAGCCAATTACGATAGAGCAAAATAATGTAAAACCCACTAAATAGCGAATTTACTTGGCGGGTCGGGTCAGGCGTTCACCATCGGGTTTCGGGGGTGTTGGGCTTTCGGGCTGGTCGGGCTTGAATTGTTCGGTATTTCGGGCAGCAGCATAGCCCGGGTCCACGCCAAATTGTTCGGTGTCGGGATTCGCTGTTGCGTCCAGACCGCACAATTGTTCGGGGTCGGGCTGCCTGGATCTCCCAGTGCGAAGGAAACTCACAATTGTTCGCAAATATACCCAGCTGTGACCAGAGGCCCCTGGTTAAAACCGCACAATTGTTCGCATTTACCCAGCTGGGCCCTGGCGTCAACTGAATATACGCTGCTAAATAAAAATAAAAAAAATGTTTTTAGTTGTTGACATGTAGGAACTGAAAGCCTATATTAATAATAAGACAAACAAAAACAGCCAAAGGAGAAGAAAAATGAGTAAATTTCAAAACTCTTATCTTGTTGATAACTTCGCAGAGTGTGACGGTTGCAAGAACTTATTCCATGAAGACGAAATTGTAGCATCTGTTCAGATGCCTTACTATGCATGTAAAGACTGTGAATATGATTTAATTAAACAAATGGGAGAAAAACAATGAGTACATTAGAAAGCAACGTAATCAAAGCACTTGAGCCGATCATAAATCAATCTAACGACCAAGAAGACCCTAGAGTGATTGCTTTATCAAAATATTTGGACTTGGCACTTGAGCCAAACATAACTTACGAGTCAAACGACATCTATTCTTTTGATGGCGAAGAATATATGATTTTAACTGATGACGAAGCAGACGAAAAAGTTGCAGAATATATTAAGGAAACTGTTTGGGCATTTAATCCAAGTTTTTTATCTTGCCATAGTGGTATTGATGAAGACGTTTTTAAGTTGCTTCAAGAAAAATGCGAGTCAGCAAACGAAGCTATATTGAAGTTAATAAAAGATTTCGATCATTTTGTAGAAGATGCAGTTGCTTCAGACGGCAGAGGTCATTTCTTGTCATCGTATGACGGCTACGAGAACGAGCAAGAACACGACAGAGAAACATATTACATCTATAGAACCAACTAATTCCGTTGGCTGGAAGAGAAAAAGGGCAACCTTCGGGTTGCCTTTTTTTGTGCCTGAATTAAAAATTGTTCGCTTGCAGCAACACTGGTTCCTTTTTCCAGGTCGGGGTCGGACTTCACAATTGTTCGCAATTGCGCTGCAGCATGCGTCACAGCACGGCTACCTTCCTGAACCACAGCTGGGGGCCCTGGTGAAAAAGCGAACAATTGTTCGTTGCCTCCCAGCTGTATCTAGGTTACAGCTGCTGCTGTAATAAATTATGTCATATGACATATTATTTATTGACATGGAGGAACTCAATGCTTATATTAGTATTAATTAAATAAGCCAAAGGAGAGACAAACTAATGTTATACGCATCTTACGGTGCAAACCTTAACAAGAAGAACATGAAAACAAGAACCCCAACGGCAGTACCTTTGTATGGTACTGTCTTAAAGGATTGGAAACTAGTGTTTAATACAGTAGCTGACATCAGACCCTCAAAAGGGGATGAGGTTCAGATAGGTTTGTGGGAAATACAGAAAGCAGATGAGAAAGCACTTGATAGATTCGAGGGCTTCCCTCATTTGTATAAAAAGAAAATGATCCATGTAGATGGTTTAAATGCCATGACTTACGTCATGTCTAGGAAAGGAGTGGGTTTACCATTCAAACATTACTACGATAGCATTGCACAAGGGTACAAGGACTTCGGTCTTGATGAAGATCATCTTGCTTGGGCCTTGAGAGATGCTTACAGACAAGCAGATCGGACACAAGAAATCCTGAAGATGGGAAGGGCTTCGGGCTAGATCCTTTAATTTGTTCGGTAAAAACCCCAGTTGCAGCACGCTTCTGGGGTTTTTCTTTGTTCGGAGCCTGGATCTGCCGGGCTTCGGGAGCGAACAATTGTTCGGTTTTTAACCAGATCCTCCAGGGAAACAGCAGCCTGCGCTGCACAGGTTGCCGCTGTAGCTGTTGCGTCCTGGTCAAATTGCGAACAATTGTTCGGTTTTCTGACCAGTGCCCAGGCAGAAGGCTCGGACTCGGACTCGGGATCGGGTCGGGCTTCGGGTCGGGGTTGGACTTGTTCGGTATTGGGTCTTGCAGCCACCAACTTGCAGCATAATCCTGAAAAAAATTGCGAACAATTTCCAAAAAAAAAGACAAAAAAAAGCAAAAAAAATGCAATTGTTCGCATTTATCGTTAGGTATATAATGCCTATTGTGGTACAATCTATGAGTAAATGAAATCAAATAGCCAATGGAGTATAAATTGAATATTTTACAAAACACAAACAGAACTAGTCTTACAATGGGATTGGAGTTCGAGGGAGTTTTTACTAGTCGTGGAAACACTCAATCAATTAGTGAACTACAAACAGTTTTTAATAATGATGAAGAGTTAAACTTTATCCAAGTTAAAACAGACGGAACACATGGAGTTGATTTTGAAATAGCATTTCCAATATTATCAATTGATAGTGAGTTATCGTGGTACTATGTTAACAAGGTTTTAACATTACTTGTTAATAATGGTTGTAGTGTTAAAAAGTGTTGTGGAGTTCATGTGCATATAGGTTTAAAACCTATATCAGCCAATATAACAAATGATGCCTTTACTAAACTATCAATCGATAAGTATAGAACTAATAGATCATATGTGTCTCAATCTTCTAGTTCTTTTGATGATGTTTTAGACAATGCAATAATTAAAGATGTTGTTTTAAGATATGCTATTCATCAATTAGACATTAACAAAATATTTCCACCTAGTAGAACAAATAACAGATTTTGCCAAGGTTTAGAATTATGTGTTGATGCCATTCGTCAATGTGACGGTTCTGTATCTTCTTTAATGAATGCTATTCAAAGGCATTCATCAACTAATAGAAGAGACAAATTTTTTGCTATCAATCTTCAATCATATGCAAGATATGGAACTATTGAATTTAGACAACATGGAGCAACACTTGAAAGAGACAAGGTAAAACCATTTGTAATGATGTTAGCTAATATGTTTAATCATTCTATTAATAATAGATTGTTAGCTAATAATAGTAGAATTGAAAGGCAAGACTTACCTAATCAACCTTTCAATCCTAATTCTAAACTAGGTTTGTTGTGGTCTTTATGTAAAACAGATAATGGAGCAACTACAAGAGAGATCATGGCACATTGTGGGATTGATAATGCTAAATCTGTTAGAAGAACTATTTCAACTATTAGATCAAAGTTTAGTCATCATTCTGTAGAGTGTTTAACACAACAACACTACAATCATAGATATGGAACTAGTAATGAACAACATGATTTAAATGGTTATAAAATACCTAGTTATATAGATGTTGCAATAACATCTAATTCAATTGATGAAAGTGTAGAAGATCATTTTCTAATAGGTTTAGAAGATGAATATAAAACATATCTATTAAATAGAATTACACATTTTAGCTAATGTGTATTTCTTAAATCTAATTAAGATAACCTATAATATTTTATAGGTTATTTTTTTGTCTACAATTCGGTGGGGGCGTACCTATACACGCCCCAAAATAATAATTGTTCGATCTGGTCAGCAACGCACTTAGTTTTCCAGATACGCCCACCATGTTTTTGAAACACGACCCAAAAAAAATTTTATAAAAAAAATATTGACGCTTTAGGCACTGATGCCCTATAAGTACTTTATGCCTAAGTATAAACTAGAATATCCAACGAAGTCGTATTTTGAATCCCCTGGACCAGAGGGGGTCATTGACGAGCTATACAAGACGTTTGTAGGCGCTGACCCGATAAGGGGAGACTTCGTAAGAACTTGTGCAGCGATTGCGTGCAATTGGACTGGTAAGCCGGTGAGGTTTGGGAGTGATTTGGACTTTGCTAAAGATTTAATGCGTTATGGAATATTGGAGGAGATGCCAAATGAAGAAGAACGAAAAGAGTTATTGTGATTGGAGTGGTTCTGAGCTGCGTGAGAAGCGTAAGTTATTAGGTTTAAGTCAAATTGTGATGGCACAGAAGCTAGGATTGAGTGAGAGGGGTTATAGATGTTATGAGACTGACACTTATCAGATACCGATACCGATCAAATATGCAGTTTTGTACCTGATGAATGATGGCGAGGCTAGTAAGAGTCATGCTGAAGTGCGTGATTTCGATGAAAATGACAATCCATTGAGTGAATTTGACAAAGAGAGGATATGGAAGTTGAGTAACGCTATATCTCACATGATTCCAGAGGCTGAAAAGATGAATGATAGGGTATATGTGTCCAAAGTTTTGTTGCAGTGCGACAAAGAAATGCAACTGATGTTGTCAAAGATGAATTAATCGTATATCATAGCTTCAAAGACTAGTTTTTTTGGAGATTTTTCATGGTTAATGGTCCTATGGGTGGATTTATGGGTACGCCTCCTGCTCCTGCACAGCCACCACAAGTAAATTTCACGACAACTGCTGAAAGCAGGGGTGGTTTTAACAATTTCTTGAGATCAATACCATCGACAACAGCTATGACCCCGATTCCTCCAATGGGGTCATCCCCTATGCCTCCTATGGGTGGCAATCCGATGGCGAATATTGATATATTCAATCAGCCATCTGGTATGATGGGCATGAATCAGCCACAAATGAATCCGATGATGCAACAACCTATGCAAGCACCTATGAATATGGGTGTTGGTCTTATGGGTACACCTGTTCAGAGTTTCTTTGATGGTGGTCAAGTTGATGATTTTGGAGATTTTTCAAGTGTTGGAGACGATGCTCCTAGCGTAGATAATGACGATGGATTTAGTTTTTCTGATGATACAGTAAGGGATACATCTGCTAGTGATTTCACGGTTGGTGATACAGAAGACAGGTCTCAATCTGATAATTTTCAATCTGCGTTAGATAATATCACTTTAGGTTCTGATAACAGCATGTTTTCAAATGATCCTGCTTCTGCTACACCTATGGGATTATCTTATCCATCTGGTCAGAATTTTGGTAACAGACCTACAATTAATGCAAATGATTTAAATCTTCTTAAATCAGAAATAAACAATAGAAACGAGATTTCTTTAACTGAAGAAGACAGTTTTTTTAATAAAGACGGTTCTATGAAGCAAAGTGGCATAGATGAGTTAAATAAAAGAAATGCAGCTGATTTACAGTTAGTTCAAGCTGGTGATATTCCTGTATCTAATTATATATCTTCAGGTAATGTTTTGGACAATCTTGATTTAAGCAAGGGCCTTGCTCTTGATAAAGATACAATAGATCCGTTTGACATACAGCCTACTTTTCAAAACTTTGGATTATCTGGGGCTAATTTACCTAATGTAGATTCACCGAGAAGCACAGTTGTGCAAGATCAAGTTAAAGCTATTGCTAATTTAGTTGGCGATAGAGATCAGACGATAGGTGAGAAGTTACAACAGAATATTTTAGAAGAAAGAGGTAGAGCATTAGGTCCTACAACTTTTAGTGATGACTTGGCTGGTGGAACGGGTAGAAGTGAACCATTTTCAGGTCCTGATTTAGACGCAAATAGATCGAGAGGCACTAGGAATATAGATGATGAGGCTTCTTTTTTACCAGAAATTCCAGACGCAGCGAAAATATTTGGTGGAAGAAAAATAAGTAATTTACCTACAGGTTCAACGACAACAAGACCAGAAGATTTTGAAGAAAACGTAGGCAGAAAGTTTGACGCTGATCGTATGGCAGACATTGAGAGATTGTATAATATCAATGTTGGTCAAGCCGGATTAGGCACAGGTAAAGATAAAAATTTTATTGATAGTTCAAAAGGTACAGAGCCTACATTTCTTGAAGGATTGGGTTTACCTTCAATTTTAAGTGCTATTGATCCTGGAAAAAGATCAAGAGAATCAATGGCTAACGAAATAGCATTAGGCAGACCTATGGGATTAGGTGAAACATTTTTTGGGTATAAATCTCCAGATTTAAGAACACAAACTATGGAAGATTATATGTCGAACACTCAAAAGAATGTTTTGAATGAAGCAGGTGATTCAGAAACAGTGTCACGAAGATTGCCAGACAATCAATTAATCAGAAACGATAGTGGTCGTGTTATTGGTATAAGAGATGCAAGTGGTAGGTTAGTTTCTGGCATGGACCCGAATGCTCCTATGGACACAGGTAATGACAATAACGAAAATCCATTAATACTTAGACCGATAACAAAAGCAAAAGAAGAAGAAGATATGATTAAAAAGCCACCAAATGTTATAGGTGGTGGTGTTCTTCCATCTACTCCGACACCTCAATCTGTTGTTGTTGATTCACCATTTACAAGTAATATTGGTGACTACACGCCAGTTAATTTTAGTACAGGCGATTTAAACGATCTGATTGCTAGTTTAACTGGAGTAGCGGCTCCTCAATCTATGGCTCAAGGTGGCGTAGCTGGATATGCAGAAGGTGGTTTAATAAGTGCTGTGGATAACTTTTTAGCGTCAGTCTAATGAATGAACAGATAAAAGCAGAGGAATTTGCAGAATATCTAAGTGACGATGAGCTTTCCAAGTTAGCTCCCTTGCTTGATAGACTTTCTATGTTAGAAAATCAAAAAAAAAGCCAAGATAATTATTTAAAGTTTGTAAAGAAGATTTGGCCCACCTTCATTGAGGGTAAGCATCATAAGATTTATGCAGACAAATTGCAACAAGTGGCAGACGGCAAGATCAAGCGTTTAATTGTTAACATGCCGCCGAGACATACGAAATCAGAGTTTGCGAGTTACTTGTTTCCTGCGTGGCTGATGGGTAAAAGACCTGATTTAAAGATAATACAAGCGACACACACGGCAGAGTTAGCTGTTGGATTTGGTCGTAAGGTAAAGAACTTAATTGATAGCGATGATTTCAGGGATATATTTCCTGATATTAAATTGGCTAGTGATGCGAAGGCATCAGGTAGATGGTCAACAAATGGTGGAGGAGAATATTATGCTGTTGGGGTTGGTGGTGCTTTGGCTGGTCGTGGAGCTGATTTGTGTATTATTGACGATCCTGTATCTGAACAAGACGCATTAAGTCCGACAGCTTTGGACAGCATTTACGAATGGTATACGTCAGGTCCTAGACAGAGATTGCAGCCAGGAGGCTCAATTATCATTGTTATGACAAGATGGGGTATTAAGGATTTAACAGCGAGAGTTATATCCAAACAAGCTGAAGGAGGTGCAGATAAATGGGAAGTCGTGGAGTTTCCTGCAATATTTCCAGATACAAACAATGTACTTTGGCCCGAATATTGGAGCAGAGAGGAATTAGATGGAGTCAAAGCGTCAATTCCCGTAGCCAAGTGGAATGCACAATATATGCAGAACCCAACGGCAGAAGAAGGAGCGATTATAAAAAGGGAGTGGTGGAATGTTTGGGATAATTCTGAACCACCTCCGTGTTCCTATATCATACAATCATACGACACCGCTTTCAGTAAAAGTGATCGTGCTGATTTTAGTGCTATTACTACTTGGGGGATATTTACTCCCGTAGAAGGTGAGGGCGATGCGATTATTTTACTTGATGCTGAAAAGGGCAGATGGGATTTTCCAGAGTTGAAGCAAAGAGCTTATGAATTAAGCGATGCGTATGAACCTGACATGATTTTAATAGAGCAAAAAGCTAGTGGTACGCCTTTAACACAAGAGCTTAGACGTATGGGTATTCCTGTTACACCCTTTACACCGAGCAAAGGTGCTGATAAGTTTGCAAGAATGAATGCTTGTGCGCCTGTCTTTGAAAGTGGTATGGTGTGGAGACCAGATGCTAATTTTGCAGAGGAAGTTGTTGAAGAATGTGCTAGTTTTCCACATGGCGACCATGATGACTTGGCAGATTCGATGACACAGGCTATACTAAGATTCAGACAAGGTGGTTTTATATCCACACCAGACGATGAGGAATTTGAACCAGGATATAGAAGAAAAATGGAGTATTACTGATGCCAGGAAAATTATCTAAGAGTAAACAAAAATCTTTAAGAATTATGGAAAATATAGAGAAAGCGAGCAGAAAAGCTGCAGGTAAAGATTTTGTACCAAAAAAAATTAGAATGAATGAAATGATGGATGAAATTGCAAAAGTGATGGGAGACCCTAACTACAAAGTAAAAGCCAAAGGTGGAGCTGTAACACCTATGGAAATGGGTGGCGAAGTCATGGACACAACCAAAGCTATGCCCGTTGGTATGATGGACGGTGGTAAAGTCAAGCCTATGAAGATGAATATGGGCGGTGTTGTTCCCGGCAGAGGTGGAAAGTTCAAAGGAGTTAGATAATGGCAGCATCAAATGATAAACTTGCAGACGATCTAGCAAAAGCTGGAGAAAAAAGAGGCGTTGATGAAATATTAGGAGTAGATACTGAGCCAATGTCTGTAAGGCAAATAAGAAAATTACTTGTTAATAAAGGGATTTTGCCTAGAAAAATGAATATGGGTGGCGTTGTACCTGGTCGTGGTGGTAGTTTTAAAGGAGTTAGATAGTGTCAGACGAAGCCGACAGAATCAGAACTTACCAAGAATTAGCAAGGCGTGGTCAAGCTGTGCCTGGTAAGAACTTTGGAACTGGCGTTACTCCTAAGACAAAAAAAATAGTGCCAAAGGTTAAAGTAATCGATACAACCAAAATGAAGCAAATTAAGTTACTGAAATATGGTGGTGATGTGAATAAAAAGAAAGACCCAAACGCTGCTTTAAAAAGTGTAGCTAAAACTATAGAACAAGTTCAAAGTGGTAAGACAGGTATTAAAACAGCAGATAAGCAGAAGAAAAAAGATGCTGTGCAAATGTCTTCTTTAAGAAAACGTAGTCGTAAAACTCCAAAGGTTAGCGTTAAAGCACAAACTTTTGATATTACTCCCAAAAAAGGTGGAGCATTTGACGTTAACAAAAACACTATTTTTCAAGCGGCAAATGGTGGCGAAGTTATGAACATGACTAGATCAATTATAATTAACCCAAAGACAGGAGAGTAATATGGCTCAACCAAAGGCAAAGCCAAAGAATTTTAAGAAGACTGTAGAAAAACAAAAAAGAGATAAAGCTATAGCAGATGGCGATATGACTGTTGGTGACTTCAATGAAATGACTCCATCAATGATGCAGGACTTTTACAAGAACGCAAGTAAAGTTAAAAAGATGGAAGGTGGCGGAGAAGCTGTGCCATCAAAGTTCAAAGGTTTTTCAAAATTACCTGAAGGCGTTCAGCAAAAGATTGACCCTAAGTTAGCATCTAAATATGAAATGGGTGGCAAAGTTGAAAAATACGGTGGTGGCGGTAAAGTCAAAGGTGGCAAGATGTCATGTCGTGGTATGGGTGCTGCAGTTAAAGGTGGCGGTTACACAATTAGTTAGGATTTAAAATGGCGATTGAAAAAATAAACGGTATTGATGGTGTAATTCCTCCAGAGATAGAATCTAGCTTAATTGAATTAGCACAACAGCCTATACTTGAAGGTGTTAATGAATTAGAAGATGGATCAGCTATTATTGGTGAAATGGAAATGGAGGCAGAAGCTCCCATTGCTATTCCGTTTGATGCAAACCTAGCCGAACATATTGACGAAGATGTTTTATCAGAAATATCTAACGAAATTACTGGCAATATTGAAGACGACACAAATTCAAGAAGCGATTGGGAAGAACAATATAAAGGTGGACTAGAACTTCTTGGTATGAGTTACGAAGACAGATCAGAACCTTTCGAGGGAGCATCTGGAATAGTGCATCCACTACTTGCTGAATCTGTGACGCAGTTTCAGGCACAAGCATATCGTGAAATGCTACCCGCTGGAGGACCAGTTAAGACTTCAATCATTGGAGCAGAAACTCCAGAAGTAACAGCTCAAGCAGAGCGTGTTAAAAACTACATGAATTACCAAATAACTTATGAAATGGAAGAATATGATCCTGAATTAGATCAGATGTTATTTTATCTTCCAATCGTAGGTTCAGCATTTAAAAAAGTTTACTTTGATCCAACAATGCAAAGAGCCGTTA